TAGCTTTTCACGTTTCTTATGTAGAGATGGTTGATTAATAAATTTTAAGGAGGAAAGAAAATAATGCCAAGAATTATAAAATCAGCAAAAGGAACTTTCAACTCAGCGACTGTGACCGTAGACTCATCAGGAAGAGTTATAGCTGGTGAATCTGGATCAGGTGGAGCAGTCATGACACCAAAATTAGCTGCTTTCGGACCAGCTAGTGGAACTTATACATCAAATGGAAATCAAATGATGGCTTATGCTGCCTCGGGAGGAGGCGGTGGAGGCGGAGGCCCTCAACAACAAGGACCACAAGCTATTAGAGGTGGCGGTGGAGGTTTTGGAGTAGTAGGATTATTTACTTCAGATATTACACCTCCTTTCTCACAGCCATACGCTGTAGGCGGTGGTGGTAGTGCTGGCGGAAGGCAACACGATAATAGAGCGAATCCAGGCAGTGCTGGAGGCACAACTAGTATAGCTACTTTATTTTCTTTAAATGGTGGAAACGGTGGAAACAAAGCACCTCTAAACCAAAGTGGAAATCCAGGAACTCCAGGAACTATTGGTTCTGGAACATTTGTACATTCTGGACCTACACCGAATGGTGCGCAAGCTAATAGTTTTGTTCTTGCACCAACTCGTACAATCGCCCCTGCACCTCAGGGATCTACTAACACTCGATTTGGAATAGGTGAACCGCAAGATCATGGTTTGCATTCACAACGTATTTTTTTCTCTGCTGATTATGGACTTGGAGGCCCTGGAGGAAATGCAACCAATGCACAAATTGGTAATCAACACGCTCCAAGAAGTGGTGGAAAGGGTGCATTAGTAATTTTTGATAACGCATAATAATTAAAATGGCAAAATATATACTTTTTCAAAACGACAGATTTTATAGAATGGCCCCTGATGAAACTAAAAGAGATAAGTGGATGGGATCACCAAACATCGTTGCAAGAGAAGTTGATGATGCTACTTATAAAAATATTGGTTGTAAAAAAACTGTGCCAACATTAAACGGTGATAATATTAGTTATGAAGATAAAGACCATGAAGCAATAGAAGACACAGAGAGAGCACAGCAAGCATTGTCTGATGTAAGAGATTTGTTAGTAGAAGAGTTTAAATTTTATGCAGCTCATCATTATGATAATGATACCGAAGTAAAAAACATGGTAGCATTCTTAGAGGGAATAGATAAAACTTCAGTTACTTCTTTTGCTGAAGGTCAAGAAATACACGAATATATTTACAACCTTCCCGGTTGTCCTCAGATATTTCCTTTAGAATTGTATTATTAGTTTACTTTTTTAAAATATAATATATATTTAATATATGAATTTAGAAAGTTATATTGAAATATACGATAATGTTATGTCATTAGAATCAATTGGTTCTTTTGTTAAATTTGCAAATATGCAAAAATTTGTAGATTCTGGAATTGGTAAGGATAATACAGTTGATAAAAGTGTTAGAAATGTAAAAGGGTTTAGTTTAACCGACTGGGATTGCGGTTCTAAAACTAAAATACATTGGTGTAATTATCTGGGAGCTGGTTTTAAAAGTTATTTTGATTTGTATTCTAAAAAACATGCTCCTAAATGGGGCACATGTATGAATGCTATAAATACTTTAGATGTTTTAAAATATGAAGAAGGTGGTTTATATACACCACATGTAGATCATTTTGATGCAAACCCTAGAATATTATCTGCGATTCTTTTATTAAATGATGACTATGAGGGGGGTGAGTTAGAGTTTTTAAATCCTAAAACAGGTAAAGTAACTGTGAGAGTAGAAGTGCAATCAGCTAGATTAATAATTTGGCCTAGTTGTTTTTTATATCCACATACGGTTAAAACAATTAAGAAAGGAACAAGGTTTTCAATAGTAGCATGGGCATCATAAGAAAAGATTTTAGATATAAATTAATAAAAAATTTTTTTACAAAAGAAGAATTAAAAATAGGAACACACTATTATCATTTAATGCATAAAAGAAATGATTCTAAGTTTGATCCTTTTCAGGGTATTAATAATGATTCTGTTTTTACAGATGATTGTTTTGGTGATGTTCTTTTAATGAAAAAGAAAGAATTGATGGAAAAAGAAACAGGTTTAAAACTTTTTCCAACATACGCTTATACAAGATTTTATACTCATAATGCACAATTAAAAAAACATAGAGATAGACCATCTTGTGAAATATCTATTTCCGCTATGTGGGATAGTGATGGCACTAAATGGCCTTTATATGTAAACGGGAAACCAATTGAAATGGAAAGAGGAGATGCTGTAATTTATTTAGGATGTGAAGATGAACATTGGAGAGAACCATTTACAGGAGACTACCATATTCAAACTTTTTTTCATTACGTTGACAAGGTTGGGCCAAATAAAGATCATGTTTATGACATGATACATAAACCGATACGTGGGTCAGTAAAATATAATCCAGAGATGTAAAATGAAAAACGATAAAGAAAATACAAGATACGTAAAATTAAAAGACTCCATAGCAATGTATGATAATTTTGTAGATCCAAAATTATGTGATGCATTTATAGAAATATTTAAAAAAAACAAAGATACACTAGCTTATGATAGAATAAAAAGCGATGGCTCTGGAGCGGCATCAAAAAAAGATGAGGCAATAACTTTTAATAGAACTAATAATTGGTTTAATGAGTTAGACGAGGTATGTAGTATTTTACGAGAAATGTTAGGAATTTATATTGAAAAAACAGATATGATTAATATTACATCTATGAAAGATTTACATTTTACAAATATTAAAATTCAAAAAACAAGACCGGCAGGAGGTTATCACGTGTGGCACGTAGAAAGAAATCATGAAGACTTTTCTTGTAAAAGAGCTTTGGTTTGGACAATGTATTTAAATGATATTAAAGAAGGAGGAGAGACAGAATTTTTATATCAAAAACAAAGAATAAAAGCAAAAAAGGGTCGTGTGTGTATTTTTCCAGCTGATTTTCCTTATGCTCATAGAGGCAACCCTCCTTTACAAGAGGATAAATATATATTAACATCTTGGTTTTTATCGTCATAAAATGCAATTTAAATTTACAGAAGAACATTTAAAAATAAAATTTTCTTGGAAAGAAATAATTTTAATTATTTTAAGAAGAGGTCATTATCTTTTAAATAGAAGATCTTGTTATGAATTCTCAACTGTTTTAGCAGGTGTCATTAATAAGGCAATAATGAAATATGGTGGGGCTGAAGAACATGGTCACCTTATAGAACATGATCATCCTGATAACTATGAAAAATAAATGTTATTTCCTAACTTTGTTTGTGTAGATAATTTTTTTGATAATCCTGAAGAAGTAGTAAATTTTTCTCAAAAATTAGAATATTTTAACGAGACCACATGTCCTGGAAAAAGATCAAAAATATTACATAAAGTAGACTATGATTTTTTTAATTGGGTAAATTTAAAAATATGTTCTGTTTTTTATCCAAATGATATTAGCAATATAAAATTTAATGCTGATACATACTTTCAAAAAATACATAAATTAGAACATGATAATTGGGTTCATAAAGATGATGCTTATAGATTTACTGCTATAATATATTTAAACAAAAATAATACAGCAGGGACCTCTATTTTTTCTGCTAAAAATTTTAAAAGTAGTTCATATAATGCATCCAATATAAGATATGATTATTTTAAAAATGAAAATAAAAAAATATCTAACGAAAAAATAGATACAATAAAAAAAGCTAAAGATAAAAATAACGAACGCTATAATAAAACTTTTAGTGTTGAGGGTATTTATAACAGATTAATAATATTTGACGGTAATACTTATCATGCTTCTAATCCTATGAATAAAGATCATGAACGACTTACCTTAATTTCTTTTATAAATGATATAGATCTTCAGGATAAAACAATAAAATACCCAATTCCAACAATGAGATCAGTTTAAAACAAGGTATTTAAAAATCTTTAATTATGCTATATAGATACTATACTTTAGGATAAATATATGCTTCAAAAAATAGGATTTCAACCAGGTATAAACAAACAGATCACACCCACAGGAGCAGAGGGCCAGTGGATAGATTGTGATAACGTAAGATTTAGATATGGCACACCTGAAAAAATAGGTGGCTGGAATCAACTAGGTGGGACAGGGTCTAACGAATTAACAGGTGCAGGTAGAGGACTGCATCAATTTATAAATAGTTTATCTAGAAAATACTCTATCATAGGCACTAACAGAATATTATATGCTTTCTCTGGAGGAGTGTTTTATGACATACATCCAATTAAATCTACAACGACATTAACAAGTGCATTTACCACGACTAACGGATCACCAACTGTTACAATAACTTTCAGCACATCTCATAATATAAATGCTCAAGATATAGTATTATTAGATAATTTTTCTACTATCACTAATTCAGATTTTAGTTCCTCTGATTTTGATGATAAAAAATTTATGGTGACATCTGTTCCAAATGCAACAACTATTACGATTACAATGCCATCAAATGAGTCAGGATCTGGTGCAACAACATCAGGTGGCATTAGAGTGCAACACTACTACCCTGTAGGACCAGCAGTGCAAGCAAGAGGTTTTGGTTGGGGTTTAGGATCTTGGGGTGGTGAAGATACATCTGCTTTAACAACAACTTTAAATGGCGCTATAGATGCATCTACGACCACTATAGTTTTAACAGATGCCTCTCAGTTTTCTAGCTCTGGAACTAATTTTATAATTATAGGTAGTGAAGAAATTTCTTACACTGGTATAACTGGAAACACTTTAACGGGTGTAACAAGAGGTGTAGCTGGAACAACAGCAGCGTCTCACAGTAATGGTGCAACCGTAACTTTTTCTACGGATTTTATTGCATGGGGTGAGGCAGCATCAGGTGACTTAGTATTGGAACCAGGCATGTGGTCTATAGATAATTTTGGTGACAAAGCAATTTGTTTAATACACGATAGTGCAGTATTTTCTTGGGACTCTAGTTTAACGAATGCTACTGAAACAAGAGCTGCAATTATAACTGGTGCACCCACAGCATCAAGACATATGGTTGTATCAACTCCAGATCGTCACTTAGTATTTTTTGGAACAGAAACAACTATTGGAGATATATCAACACAAGATGATATGTTTATTAGATTTTCTGACCAAGAAGATATAAATACATATACACCTACAGCAACCAATACAGCTGGTACACAGAGACTAGCCGACGGATCACAGATCAGAGGAGCAATCAGAGGTAGAGATGCTTTATATGTATGGACTGATACCGCACTATTTACACAGCGTTTTGTTGGTCAACCTTTTACGTTTGCATTCGCACAGGTTGGAACTAACTGTGGACTTGTCGGACAAAATGCATGTGTAGAAGTAGATGGTGCTGCATACTGGATGTCAGAGAATGGTTTTTTTAGATACGCTGGTAAATTAGAATCTTTACCATGTTTAGTAGAGGATTTTGTTTATGATAATATAAACTTAGATTCAGGTAATCAAATGGTATCTGCTGGATTAAATAATCTATTCGGTGAGGTCATGTGGTTTTATCCAGAGTCTAACTCCTCAGTGGTAAATAGAATGGTGTGTTATAATTATTTTGATTCATCACCACAGAGACCAGTGTGGACAGTTGGTAGTTTAGCAAGAACAATGTGGAGAGACTCTGCTGTATTTGGTAAACCACATGCTTTAGAATACGATGCATCTACCGATACATCTTTTGATGTGATTGGAAATACAGAGGGTAGAACAAGTTACTATGAACATGAGACAGGAACAGATCAAAATAGAAATGGAAATATTACTGCAATTACTGCAAGTATTACATCTGGAGATTTTGATATTACAGCTCAAAGAACTGCACAGGGGCAACAGACTGGTGTCGCAACATTTAGAGGAGATGGTGAGTTTATAATGAAGATAAGAAGATTTATACCTGACTTTATATCACAAACAGGAACAACTAGAGTCACATTAAATTTAAGAAATTTTCCAAATGATACAGCATCAAGCTCATCACTAGGTCCATTTGATATTACAACTTCTACTCAAAAAGTAGATACACGTGCTAGAGCAAGAGCTATAGCATTAAAAATAGAAAACACATCAACTAGTCAAAACTGGAAGTTAGGAACTTTTAGATTAGATACACAACCAGATGGACGTAGATAATGGCAAAAATAGGAATAGTATTAACAAGAGCTAGTGAACAATATGATTTAACTGTAGCTGAATCACAGGTTAGAGATCTTGATGCGATTGTAGAAAAATTAAATACTACATTTCAAGAAGAAATAAAAGAGGAGGTAGAAGCGTTTAACTTCTTTTTAAATTAATGGCTAATAGTTTTAAAAATAAAAAAGTAGATTTAACAACAACTGATCTTACAACATTGTATACAGTGCCAACTGCAACAACAACTGTGGTTAAATCTATATTAGTATCAAATGATGCAGGATCTAGTTGTAATCTAGACGTAACATTAGTGGATGCTTCTTCTAATATATTTAGTTTATTTAAAAGTAAAGCAGTAGATACTAATACTACAACAGAACTTTTAACTCAACCTCTTGTAATGGAAGAGAGTGAGATACTTAAAGTACAAGCTTCTGACGCGAACGAGCTGCACGTCATAGCTTCAATATTAGAAATACAGCCGCGAGAGGTAACAACATAATGATAGAGCTACAACCAGATAAAATAATAGAGAAGATAACAAATAAGAAAACAGGTGAGAAATATAAAAATGACAAAGAGTGGAAAGACAAAGGTATATCGCCAGAGGACATTAGAAGAGATGTAACTGTTATAATGCCGAGTCTTGATTTATTAGGTAAAACAAAATAGAATAGAACGATGGCCATAACAAACGCACAACAATTCAAACAACTTGTAAACCCACCAATGAAAGGTAAGAAAAGACCTGGATATCGTGGTGATGATGCGTATGGTGGTGGCACCACTGCAGGTGGAAGTAGAAGCGATAGTCCAGGAGATAGAGGCGATGGACCATCTTCAGCTGAAAGAGCTAGAGATTTTGGAGC